GGCGCCAGCAGGGTCGGGTTCGCGGCGCGCTCGCCGGCCGTCAGGTTCGTGCGGCGCATGGCCTGGCCCGATGCCACGTCGGCAATGGCCATTTCGCCAATGCCGCGCCCATAGGTCTCGCCGCTCGCCACGTCCCAGCGCGGGACCTGGAACGGGAAGGAATGGAAGAATTCCTGTTTGACGACCCGCTTCTCGCGCTTCTCGACGTACAGCGACAGGAACGCAAACGACTTCGCCCCGATCGTCGCGCCCGGCACGTAGTCGGGATTAGTCCCGACCCAATGCACGAAATCGAACTTTTCCATGCTGTTCTTGTCGAACGCCGCGGTCACCTTGCTCGAGACCGCGTCGCGCCCGAATTCGCCGATCGCCTGTTTCGCCGTCGGGCACATCAGGCGACAGAGCTCGTCGACCTCGCCGGCATCGTTCTCGCTGAAATACGCATCCTCGAGCGAGATCGTCTTGTCCTGGAACTTCTGCTGTCCGACCAGTTCGCGGCTGAACATGATGCCATTGCCGAGCACACCGATGTCGGCATAGATCGCCGGCGCCTGGCCATAGAAGGCCGACATGGCCGGCGAGAACGAAATGCGCAGCCGGCGCGTGACCTCGTCCAGCCAGTTCCGGCCCGCGCCGAACGTGTATTCATTCTCGTCGGCGCCGAGGATCCCGATCTCGAACCATTGCGTCGCCGGGTTCGTGACCGTGCCATAGAGGCCGGCCTTGAAGTTCGACACCGCGACCAGGCCCGACGAGTCGTAAATCTTGGTATGACGCCGCTCGCCCTTGCTGCCGGACTGGCCACTGAAATTCTTGCGCAGGGGCAGCAACAGGCTGGCCACGCGGTGCCAGGTCTGTTCGTGACCGGCCCGGTCTTCGCGCATGTTCTCGAACTTGGTCAGGACCGTCTTGGCATCACTCATTCGCCGGTCAGCGCCTTAACCGCTGCCGGGGCCGAGGATGTGTCGCCACCCGCGCCGTTACGATACGTCGACAGGAACCCGCGACGGCGCCGGCGCAGGTTCTGCTCGTCCTGGACGGCCTGTTTCGTGTCGATCACGCTCGGCGTCGCTTTCGCCGCCTTGGGACTCTTGCACATGTCAGGCGCCTTTCGTTTCGATACCGGAACAACGCGCGCGCAGCGTGTCATTCTCGGCGCGCAGTTTCTGATTCTCGCGGTCAAAGTCGGAGCGGTCACGAATGGCCACGATCGCGACCATCAGGGCGACGATGCCGGCGAACCCGAGCGTAAGAACAAACGCCACAAAGCCCGGCGGCACCATCGCGCAGGTCATGGTTACAGGGCCGCCCGAACGGCGGCGTCCTTCGCTTCGAGCAGCTTGCGCAGCGCGACCGAGCGTTCAGGGCAACGCGGCGTGCCGTCGACCAGGTGCCGCGCCAGCGCGCAGAACGGTTTCGAATTCAGCTGCAGGCGTTCGGGCAGGTGCGAATAGTGGAAATAGCGCAGGATATAATCCGTCTGGATTTCTTCTGCGGTGAACTCGTCCGGGGCGGGATGAATGCCGGACTCTGTAGTTTTGTGTGGGTCTTCCATGTTGTTCCTTCTCACTTCCAGGCCATCTGAATGAATGTTTCGCCGTGCGCCCCATAAGCAGGAATCACGGCCTCTTGTTTCGCGCCGCAAATGGCCAGCCAGCGGCGCGCGTCTTCATGTCCTTCCCAGCAGCGGCACTCGGCGCGCTTGTAATCGGCCTTGCGCAGCTCAGGCCCGACATAGTGGCGGACATAGCGGGTCACCGGCAGGGCGATTTCATTGAACCGGTCGGTCGCAATCAGGCCGACCTGCAGGCTTTTCGGGGTCTCGCGCACCGCCGTCAGGATGGCGATGGGCGTGTCATCGAGGCAGAACACGCCGCCCCAGGCGCCGCGATCGACCCAATCGCCGACAATGCCGCGCGCCGTCTCGGCCGCGTCCCATATGCCGACCACGGCCCGCACTTCGAGCCGGTCCCGGTCGCGGGCATTGTCCATGATGTAGCGCGCCGCTGCCAGGGTCGGCGGGTGCAAGTCCATCACCAATCACTCAGCGGATCAAACAGCTTGTTATCGGCCTGGCGGGCTGCGTTGCGCACCGCCCTCGGGAAGTGACGCGCCTCGGCTGCGATGTCGTCTTTCGGTTCGACGAACGCCATGATGACCGCGTCGCCCTTGTCCGGTGACCGGCCGAGCCGTTCCTTCACATGCTCTTTCGGCTCGATCAGGATGCCGCGCGGGGTCAGTTTCCAGACCGGCGCCGCAAGATCCGCGATCAGTTCCTCGTCAGGCGGCAGGGCCAGGGTCGGATTGTTCGCCGGGTCGAGCCGCAAACGGAATTCCCAATAGGCCTGCGCCCGCATGTTCGCATATTTCAGGATCGCCGACTCGCCGGCCGGCGGCGGCAGGTCCTGGCGGTTCGGGTCGTCGATGATCTCGGTCGGTACCGGCGGCATCCGGGTCGCGGTATTGGCGCCGTTATAGCCGAGCACCGGAATGCCGGACTGTTTCAAATGGTCATGCGTCGACTGGCCATAGCCGCCGCCCATGTCGATGTTCACCTGCGCGCCGTTGCGCAGCATGGCAACAATCAGGGCCGAGGCCGTCGGGCCGTCGGGCGTGCTGATGCCCGGCTCGGTCGTCAGCTTGCCGACATGATCGCCGATATGACGCGGGGCGAGCGAGGTCTTGTCGTTCCCGCCCTGGGCAATGTCCGCCCCGACCGAAATCATCGGCCGCAGGTGCCCGTTCTCGTCCCATCTGTCCTGTGCCGCGCGTAGCCATGCGGTCGGGATTACCTGGTTCACCTGGTCCTTTTCCGCGACGTTGAAGTCGCCGTATAGCAATTGTGAGCGAAGGGGTTCCGGCATCGCCGCGACCCGCGCGCGATAGTCCGACCCCAGATACGGATTGTCCGACAACAGCGCCGGGATGAACGTGCGCGATTTCGGCTCGATGATGTTGCCGTCCGCATCCACACCGCGCCAGTCCGGATCGACCCAGACCGTCTCGCCCGTGGCCTCGTCGGTCGTGTAGAACCGCAACTCGCCCGGCTCGGCCTGCGCCGGCGTGAGCTCATTGCCCGCCGCATCTATGCAGCGATACCCCGCCGGAAACGTCTTATCGAGCCAGGGACCCCATTCGCGCTTGACCCAGCCCCCCTCGACCGTGCTGGGCGGGTTGCCGGCGCAGACAATGCGGCAGCGCTGGCCCGGTATCGTCGAGCGGTTCCAACCGATGATGTAATTATACATCGTCTTGGTGAACTGTGTGATCTCGTCGAACTGTTTCAGGTCATGGTCGCGGCCCTGATAGCCGTACTTGTCTTTTTCGTGCTGGCAGGATCCAAGCTCGATCGTGCGACCGTTGCCGAGCCGCCATTCCTTGCGCTGCTGGTTGTAGCCATCCTGGCCGCCCATGATCGAGGTCAACCGGCCCTCGATGCCGCGCAGGTCGGTGCCCTCGCGGCGCAGGATCAGGGTTTTCGTATGTTCCTCGAGCCCGAGGCCGCACATCAGGTCTGTCTTGCCGCCGCCGGCCGCGCCGCCATAGAACAGTTCGTCGGCCTCGGTGAAATAGGCCTCAGTCTGCGGGCCCTTGTTCGGAAACCACTTCCGGCCCTCGGTCAGCGACAGGATCATCGCCATCGCTTCCGGATCCGACATTGCCAGCGCTGCTAATTCCTGTGCGTCTAGCTCGCTCAAGGACGTAAGCAACTCTGCGGGCGACGTCATCCGGGTCTGCATCCTTCGGGTCTGGGTTGAGGGGCTGGCCGTCCTTTCCTGTCACCTCGTGCTTGTCCGCCAGGCCAATCATTCGGGAAATGATATTGGCCTTGAACACACCGACCGCGGCGCCGTCGAACTGCTGCGCGCGCATGATCGTCTCGATGTAATTGATGACCTCCAACAAATCTTTGTCGCCGTTGGTCTTCCAATGGTACCAGGTCGCCTCGCCGATGCCGAGGTGAACGCAGAGCGACAACACCGAGGGCGGCCGCAGGAAATGGGTTTTGTTGACAGG